CACATCTGAATCGTATTCACTTTCGGTCTCTGCTGAAGAATCCACGAATTCTTCTCTTGTATTCTCGCTTGCATTCTCACTTGCAATCTCGCTTGCAATCTCACTTGCATTCTCGCTTGCATTCTCGCTTTCCTTCAGCATGTCGATATTTTGAATAAAGTTGTTTGTCATCTCGCTAATCTTTTCTAACAATCTAGTGTTGTCATTCACATTGACAAAAACATCAACCGAGATTGAATCTAATTTCAAGGATAGCTTCATTACTTCGATCAATTACTCAATACATAAAAATATTTGGAAAAATATTACAAAGACGTAACATATCCAAACTTAAACGAAAACGAAATCGAAATCGAAATCGAAATCGAAATCGAAATCGAAAAGTTTTCTTTTCATATGGAATTAATATTTTTTATACGATTCATTTGTTTCATTGCCTTAATTAATGTTCTATTCGTGTTGAGGAATTCGACTGAGTTCAAATCGAACCAACCAGTGTATATTATCTCCTTCGAATCATGTGGTGTGAACTTATTGACGGCATTCGAATCTAGTGTGAGAATGTAATATAAAGTATCGCATATTTTTATGAAGCTTTTGAAATCGTCTACAGGAAAGAAAATCCCTGTTTCTTCCAAAACCTCGCGCTGTGCGCCTACTGCTGGTAAATGCTTCTCATTCAATTCGAGGTGACCTTTCGGAAGACCAAATTTATATTCGCCCTTCATGTAAGATATCCTGTTCAGGACTAATACTATTTTCGTTTTATCCTTGCTCAATATTATCGCACCTGCCCTATTTACTCGTCCATAATTTATAGACTTTGTGAAATACGAGAACATGTGATTCAATCATATCTAAACTTTTATTTTTATATACTTTGAAAAAACGCAAAAATGGTTTGTAGAATTGAATAGAAAATATATATGTATATAGTGTATTAATATTCAAATTCAGATGAATTCACCTATTATTATGACAAAGTATGAATTTGCCCGTATTAAAGGGATCCGACTCCAGCAGTTAGCTGATGGTTTCGAACCGCTTGTTGAAACCAAAAGTGATGACTCGATTGAAACAATTTTCGAAAAAGAACTGAAAGAAAAAAAAGTCCCATTATCTATAATTCGCAAGACGGGCTACAATTCGACAATCGAAATACCAGTAAGTTCGATGATAGTCAACAAATTTAATTGAAGTCTTACACATTTACATTTGGAGGGGCGAGATCAAACTGGACACGCGAATTGTTCTGTAAATTATTCATCTCTTGAGCTTGAACCGAATCAAGCATGTTAGGAGTTGTATCAACTTCGACAGTCTTGAATTGTTGAGCAGGCGCAACAGGTGCAACCGGAGCAACAGGTGCAACCGGAGCAACAGGAGCAACAGGAGCAACAGGAGCAACAGGCGCTGCAGAAGCAGGAGGAGGAGTCATCATAATCGGATCTTCTTCATCGACATCATCATCAAATCCACCAAATTTTCTTTTTGGAAAAAAGCCCTTCTTTTTCCCTTTTTTCTTATAAGCTTCTGCTTCTTCTTCGTCCGAATCCGAATCCGAATCGGAATCGCTTTCTTCTTCGTAATAATCCTTGACATTAAGCAAAACAATCTTATCAATGGGTAGCATTTCTTCTATTGTTTCAATGAGGACATGAGTTATTTTCTCTTCAACATAAACATGATTCTTTTGTTTAACACAATCGTTAGTAATATCTTTGAAAATATACGCAGACTTCCATAGAATACGCGATAGATTCAAAAGAACTTTGTAAATAAATGATTCTATACAGGGAATCTTTACTTCAGGCTTCTCACTTTTTTTACTTAAAACAGAATTCAATATTTTAGTATGTAGAATGAAAATAGACTGCAGTAATTCTTCAATGTACTCGCACTCAGTGCGAGATTTAATCTCTTTCGCAACACTTGAAATTTTTTTCTGTTCGTATTTTGAGATTTCTTCTAACTCGTCTTGAATGTAGACAAGCGTTTTTTCTTCTTCATTTGCTTCATATGCATCATTTTTAGCTTTCTCAACAATTTCATCAATGAAGTCTGAAATAGGCTCTGTTAGTTTCTTTACGAGACGACCTGTATATTGCGTTTTAGCTGATAAAAGGATGTGGTAACTATTATCCATTTCTTATTATAATTTAACATATATAAAATTTTAAATTTTAGAACATCTTTCCCGAGCAAATGTAGATCGTATTTTGCGTTTCCAAAATGACATCTCCACCGACTTTGTACATGGAGACAAGAGGAGACGTAAATTCATCGTTTGACTTATAGAGCATTTTATCTTCTCCACTTTTAACAATTTTGCATTCTTTTCTTTGGCTAGTTTCATAGTAATCAAGAGAGATTTGTTTGTCGTTCTCAATAGCAATCAACGAAGCTTTTTGTAAGCAATTAGAGTCAATCATGTTCTTAATATATCTTAGCTACAAATAATTTTCTGGAAACTAAACGCATTTAAACATATAAACGGATTGTAATCTCCAATATAAAAATGTCGCTGATTGATCAATATATTAAAGTGCACATAGACTATGTCGCAAAGTTTGGTAAGAACACAATCGTACTCTGTCAAACAGGCAGCTTTTACGAAGTCTATGCATTTAGTCGCGATGATTGGCAAATCAATGTTGCCAACGAATTACTTGATCTCAAAATAGCCTCTAAGAAATCGAACAATACGTCCATATTTATGTGTGGTTTCCCAGATCATGCTAAGGCGAGATTTGAAAAGAAACTCCTTAAAAACAATTACACCGTAGTCTATATGGAACAGAGTATGGATTCACAAGGAAAAATTCAAAGAAACGTAACGAATGTTGTTTCAAATGGCAGTAACTTTAACGAATCAAATGAATCACTCATTTCGTCTATTTTGTTCGAGAAAGAAGATGATGACTATTACGCTCATTCTACGGTATTCGATACAAATACGGGACAAATTACCGTTATAGTTAATACTGAATCTGTGAGTGACACAACTTGCTTCATAGAATCCTTTGTAAATACGCATAGAATTTCGGAAATCATTACAAACGTTCCTTATGTAAATGACGATATACTCGTTCATCAGAGAAATTTCGAAATCAAGAGGGACAGCGAAATCACGTGTAATTTAGAAGAGTATTTCAGTAATTTCAAAAATTTATACATCGACATCAAAGATACAATCGGATTCAATCGTTTACTAGATAAGTCTATTCAAAACACAGTAAATCTTTTGGAATTCGTTCAATTTCACAATGAAAGCCTTGTAAAAAACCTGAAGATGCCTATTATTCAAAAACGAAACGAATTTGTTGAAAAGTTCAATGGATTTGATTCTGTGATTGATACAGATTCCGTTTTCAAAGTAATAGACTTCACAAAAACTTATGATGGTTCAAAGAAATTGAGAGAAATCGTTCGAAATCCTCTATACGATATAAACAAACTCAATGACAGATACGGAAATATCGACAAAATCTACAATAATCGCGAAATATTTAAAACAACAGATAAACTGAATAAGATTGCAAACATCAATCGAATCAATCGAAAAATTGAAATGGGAAAGATTGGGAGATTCGATATTTCGAAACTGCAAAAATCTAACAAACTTATATATGAAGTATTGCATGGGTTGCTAGAGTTTCAATGTAATTGGATTCCAACAACAGATATACTCGCTGATTTCTTGGAATATATTGAAAAAATAGAAGATCATTTTGACATGGAAAACATCGAAAATGCGGAAACTCTGAATATTTTCACAAATGATACGGAAATTTCGCAAATGTGCGATGAAATCAATACAATCAATGATAGAGTGAAAGAGCTGTCGAACACGTTCACTATAGACGTCAAAACACATTACACAGAGAAAACCGGATTTTTCTTTGAAACTTCGAAGAAAAGAGGTCAAGAATTGAAGGCGAATTTTCCAGAGTTTTCCTATCAAATTTTGACGAGTGTCGCAAAAATATCAAATAAGGAACTTAATGTGTTGAGTGAAAGATTTGAAAACCTGAATAGAAGGCTTGAAATCAGAACAAACGAAAAGATGAACGATATTTTCAATGATTTCTATTACAAGTGTTATGGTCCTATTCAAGCTGTAATAACGAGTATAGCATGGACTGACGTGTTTCAATCTATGGCGTCATCAGCCATAAAATTGAATTTGAATCGCCCTATTTTGAAAGATGGTCCGACTAGCTCGATAGAGTGCAAGGCAATGAGGCACATATTGGTCGAAAATTCATTAAAGAATACTAAAAATGCCTTTGTTCCTAATGATGTTGATTTAGTGTACGGTAACTATTTGTTGTATGGTGTGAACTCAGTAGGAAAAAGCGTGTATTTGAAGTCCATTGGAATAACAATTTTATTAGCACAATCTGGAATGTTTGTTCCTGCGAGTGATTGCGTGTTGATTCCATATAAAAAGATTTTTGTACGTTTCGGGAACAACGACAATTTGGCAAGAAATCACAGTAGTTTCATCAACGAAATTTACGAGATCGAAACGATCGTTTCGAAATGTGATCAAACATCGTTGATTCTCGCCGATGAATGTTGTAGCAGTACAGAAATCAAATCGGCGATAGAAATTGTCTCAACGACACTTCGATGGCTCACGGACAAAAAATCGTCCTTCGTTTTTTCCTCACATTTTTTCGAATTGATCGAAAGCACTAAACACGTTGAGAACCTCTCGATAGCTTATTTGAAAGTAGTAGAAACAGAGAAGGATATCGTCTTCGAAAGAAAGTTAACATTAGGAATTCCGGAGAATATTAATTATGGCACTAAAATTGCGAAAACGGTATTTACAAATACAAAATTCAAGAAAATGCTAGAACAAAGTAAGGAATTCAAGCAAGTCAAATCACCTAAGTCGCGCTATAACTCAAACGTCGTCGTAAAATGCTGTACAATTTGCTCCTATTCTCCGACAAAATCAACTGACCTACCCTTAGACGTTCATCATATTGATATGCAAGCAGATGCGAATCAAGATGGTTTCGTCGGTGATACACATAAGAATATAGCTTCGAATTTAGTCGTCTTGTGTAAGAGTTGTCATCAGAAGACTCATCAAGGCTTCATAAGAATCAATGGTTGGAATCAAAGTTTGTCTGGAAACGCTCTGGATTTTGTCTTCACAAAAGAAAAATTTCGATGTATATGAATATGAGTTATGAAACTTCGCAGAAGTTCAACAATTTCTTTTCATGTGTTTTTTTATGTGTACTATATATATATAATAACATGGATTACAACAAAATGAGCAAAAGTGTAGGTTGTTATATTTTACTTGCATTGGTAGTAATAGGATTAGTTCTGTTTTTAACAGTCGGTCGGTCAAAAGAAAATTACAGCCCAAGAAATAAGGAAACATTTGGAACATATTGGGCTGATCAGGCTTACAAACTCGATTTAAAGAAACTGAGTCCTCGGGAAGCATATGCTAAAGTTATGAATCGTCGTGAAAGAAGAAGAAAACTTAAATATTTGAAATTAAAAGCAAACTCCTTAATATTTAAAATTAAAAATACCAGAAATATGCTTGAGATAAAGATGTTGAAAAACGAGCTAAAAAAAACGAAAGGAGATATTAAAAAAGAAAAACGAAGATTGAAGGTGAAGGGCCCATTTATGCCGCAAATACCAATAATAGGAGGTCCCGTTATATATAAGCGCTAATATTCAAACTGTTATTCCTCGCCAATTATCTAGTAGTTTTTCATCAAGGAACTCGAAGAATTCCGCGTAATTATTGTTATGAATCACGAAATCAAAATAAATCTCAGGTAATTTGGCAACCTGATTTTCAGTGTACGATGTTTCGATTGCATTCATATGGTCTTCCCAATCGATCGGATAGAGTCTTTTCACACGATCTTCAATCATATCTTTATCATTCCTTAAATTGATGACAAGATCAAATGTACCGCTAAGCTTGAAATATTCATTCTTCATGCGAAGGTCATCGACAACGACAAAGTCATTCTTGCGAATCTGTTTCATTAAAGCATTCACCCATACATCTTCATCAATGTCTCGCATCTTGGTGGCAAGATTGATTAGTAAGTTGCGGTCCTTTACGGTCATTCCAAACAATTCATTCGCGAGTTCCTTGACTCTGCCAGCAAATGAAAGCCTTTTCCAAGTATGTTTCGAATATCTTTCAATAATCTCATTCGCAAGCGTCGACTTTCCGGAGCAAATATTCCCGGCAATGGCAATTTTCATTTTGATTCTCTTGCATTCTTATGACAATTTACTTTTATATGTCTAATCTTGAGTGCAAACAATGCTGGATTTACGCGTGTAAACTCGCTTGATACCGTAATCTTCCTTTAGTTTCTTATAAATCATTTGTTTTGTTGGCTCTACAATCTTTTTGTTTTCGAACGCGATTGCAAATTCGTCATTTCGACTAGAAACTCTGAAACGGTAATAAGTCATTCTTGTTCTCCCAATGTAGCTTTATGTTTATATGTTGAAAAAAAATATGTGGTAAATATAATATAGAATATCGTAATGAATATGAATATAGTAATGATATTGAGAATTTTACTCATCGTTCTCTGTGTGATCATAATTCTCTCCTTGATACGAACTGTCGTGTCTCAGAATTACAACTACACATTGAATGACGTCGACAACAACCAACTGCTAAGTGAAGAAATAAACGAAAGCGGTGTTCAAACATCCTTAAATGAGCAGGGAACCCTGTCGGACCAGTTTAAGTCCATCGATAAGAATGCGGATGGAATTCTACAACGTTCTGAAATAATTTCTTACAGAGATGGTGCGAGTCTCGAAGAAGTAAACGCACTGTATGATGGGTATGATTATTCTGATGGAAATTTGATGAATGAAGATGAATTCATTAGAGAAAACGGAAATTTGGATAATTGGAATGTAATTCCTTCAAAACACTGTAAAAAAAAGAAAAATAAGAAAGAGTGCAAGAGAATGCAGAACAGTTGAGCGATTGAGGTTTTTCAATGATTGATCTTTTATTTACATATAATCACTATATTTATCCACATTTATAGTCGGCTTATTCGTTTTTGTTTTGAATGCACTTGGATCCCACATTTCCTCATTTTCGTCATCGGCTGCTGGCGGCTTGTAATTCCTATTCGAATAATCCCAACTAGCTTGGGAGCACAAACGAAACGGTGGATGTGGATCTGCTTTATACCAAAATATGCATTCTTCAATTTTGTTTGATTTCGAAGTGTTGTCGATGACCAAACATTCGTAATTAGATGTACACTGATCCATCACCGTGCAAAACGCATCGAAACTTGGAAACATTCCTGCATATGAATCATACAATCGTTTTCTATTTTGGATTATGTTTTCTCGAAGAATGAACACATAGTCTATATTTGTGCGTAAGTTTGGAGGAAGACCGAGTGCATATTGCATTGCTAAAATGAAGAAAATCTTATAGTGACGGCCGTTCATAAAAAGTGATCGAACAAACTTTGATTTGAAAATAGAAGAGTCGTACATACAATCATCCATAATGACAAATGTATTCGGGTTAATTCGTTCGTTTCCGGCTGTCTTTTTCTTTCTAATCAACTTTTCCTGTCGCATCAAAACTTTTTGAACAATATCATCACGATATTCTCCATGTATAAAGATGGGCGGTACCATTTCGGAATAAAAGCCATTTGCAGCTTCTGTTGCTGATATCACCGTGCCTACGGGAATATCGGTGTGATGACTCAGCAAATCACGCGTCAAAAACGATTTACCAGTATTTCTTTTGCCAATCATTACAACGACTGAATCTGGGGCGATTTTTACCATATCAAATTTTTTCAGTTGTAATTTCATCCCTATTAGTTCAATTTATATAATTTTGTTGAATATTTTACGCATCACATCGGATCACATCGCATCACATCGCATCACATCGCATCACATCGCATCACATCGCATCACATCGCATCAC